GTGACTCATGAATGGTTCGATTCCATTACTCCCCACCAGTTAACTCGATGTAGCTCAGTCTGGTTAGAGCACTCCGTTTGGGGCGGAGGGGTCGTAGGTTCGAATCCTACCATCGAGACCAATTTAGGAAGTGTGGCAGAGTGGTCGATTGCAACGGTCTTGAAAACCGTCGAACCGAAAGGTTCCTAGGGTTCGAATCCCTACACTTCCGCCAATTTTACCAGATCGGGTATGAGTCCTCCCTATCTTTAAACATGTAATAGGATCTGCGAAGCGCCTTAGGTGGCCAGCGATAAGAGCAAATACCCTACGGAGTTCAGGAGCAGTGAATCATACTATTTTACAGAACGTTAGCATAGCGCGGACGAATGCAGCACCTTCATACGGTGAAGATCGTTGGTTCAAATCCAACACGTTCTACCAAATTATGATAGTCAAGTAATTGAGTTCTTTAAGTCGGGTGATATTAATATCAACAATGGCTATTTGAACAAAGTGTTATTACTTACTGTGGTTAACTACCACAACTATCACCCTTTTTATGGTGTGTGTAGCATAAAGGTAGTGCCCAAGGTTGTGAACCTTGAAAGTGCGGGTTCGATCCCCGTCATACACCCCAATTTATGGAGCGTAGCTAATCGGCATCAGCATCAGACTTTTAATCTGACAGAAGTGGGTTCGATTCCCACCGCTCCAACCATTTTATAGGAAGATTGCCAGAGTGGTCGATCGGAGCTCCTTGCTAAGGAGTCGAACCGTAAGGTTCCGTGGGTTCGAATCCCACATCTTCCTCCAAACAATAGGGATATAGCTCAGTTGGTAGAGCATCTGACTTTGACTCAGAGTGTCCTTGGTTCGATTCCAAGTATCCCTTCCATATGTATTGTTAGCGTAGCAAAACGGCTAATGCGCAGGATTGCAAATCCTTGAGGTCCCAGTTCAAATCTGGGCGCTAACTCCATTGACAGTGAATAAAAGATGTGTTATAATTTACGCATAGAAACAAGTAAGAGGTTAGGATGAGCAAGTATCACACATATAACAGTCTACTAAATCCTGTAACATCATTTGAGGGGTTACAAGGACGAATCCTTACTAGAGTAAATCAGGTTGATGACGACGAAATACATTTTCACTTAACTGACGCTCACTATGTAAGAATGCATCACCAGCAAGATTGCTGCGAGTCCGTGCATATCGAAGACATTGCAGGCGACTTAGATGATTTGGTAGGAACTCCGTTGATCATGGTTGAAGAAGTGAACAACTATGATATGGGCAATGTTGATGACCTCGATAACGGTGATTCAGAAACCTGGACTTACTACCGATTTAGAACAATGAAAGGCGATGTGTCTATTCGTTGGCACGGAGCTAGCAACGGTTATTATAGCGAAAGTGTTGATATTGAAATTGTCGGCAGTGAATAAAGGTTGACAAACCCTGTAATGATGCTATAATGTATATACACTAACGTAGAGACATAAGATTATGAGCAAAGCATACGATACACGCAACGCAGTACACGTAGATGATCGCAACTACAAATTAGAAGCAGAGAACATGATCCGTCCTTTGGGATTTAGTCAATTATATCAGCTTTACCAAATTGTAGTTGAAAAGTTAAAGCGATCGCAGTCTGAGACTCGAGATAAAGAATTAGAAGCAGTTAAAAAAGCAATCGAATGCACTCGAGCAATTGATAAAGAACGTCTAAAACGATTATATGAAGGCTACCGTAGTAGTATGGCAGCTGGAGCAAGACCACAAGACGGCTTTACAAAGCCTGCAAAGAAAAAAGCTTAATTAATATAGCAAGGATAGTGCAATGGAAGATTTCACTACTAGACTAGCAAGAGTATACGCTACTGGCGCTCACGCTGCTGTTGGTCAAATGCGCAAGTACACAGACGAGCCGTACATTGTACACCCTATTAGAGTTGGTGGCATTGTAGAAGCTTTTGGTGGCACTAACGAAATGATTTCCGCCGCTTACTTGCACGATGTTGTTGAAGACACCGGTGTAAGCATAGATGATATTCTTGATATGTTTGGTAGCGTAGTTGCAGTTATTGTCGACGGTCTTACTGATGTTAGTAAGCCAGAAGATGGCAATCGCGCAGTACGTAAAGAACTGGACAGAGCGCACAGTGCAGATGCAACTTGGGCCGCACAGTTTGTTAAGTGTGCTGACATTATAGACAACGCACGTGACATTGGCGACAATGATCCTAGCTTCAATGTTGTATACCGTAAAGAAATGGTTGCACTACTTAAAGTATTGGACAAAGTCAAAGATGAGCCTATCTACGCAGCAGCAGTAAAGGCGGTAGGATAATGACTAAGCTAGAAGAACTAAAGGCTTTTGCTGAGACATTAGATGCTACTGCTGATGCTGCTTTTGGTTATGCTGCTAATGCTGCCGCTAACGCCGCTCACCGCCTTGCCAGTGATGCTGCTGATGCTTATCAAGCTGAACTAAAGAAACAAGATGGGAAGAAGAACGAGTGACTATGTCTGATACAAGTGTTAACATTACTGAAAAAGAATTCAAACAGTTTGAAGTGTTGAAGAAAATCTTTATTCACTCTAACCCAGAAACCTTTGAAGGTGTGTACTTTATTTGTGGCGAATCTGGTGATAAAGATGCTAACGGATTACCAGAAGGTATAATGGTTTGCCCAGCACACGGCGCAGATGTTAATACTACTGTCATGTATAAGAAGGTTGACAGAAACTAAAGCTAGTGTTAAAATATATATAAGTTAAAAATATGGATTAATGCAATGAGCGATTTAAAATTTACAACAGCAGGTGACTATATGCGTACACAACCACAAGAAATTATTAGTAAACTAGAAGCTAACAACAGTCGTCTTGTCAAAGAATCAATACTACTGCATGCAATGCATGAAGGCGTAGACGAGTTCTTCGAAGGTGTGCGCATGGCACTTGATCCGCTTGTAACATTTGGAGTTAAGAAAGTTCCAGAGCGTTCAGACGTACTCACAGGACAAGGTCTTGATTGGGAAACATTTAAAGTACTAGCAGAACAGCTACGCAAACGTGAGCTCACAGGACACGCTGCTCGTGATGCAATTGAACTTGCAATGAGTGTTGCTACTACTGAACAGTGGAATGGATTTTATCGTCGCATCTTAATCAAAGACTTACGCTGCGGCATGAGTGAAAAGACTGTTAACAAAGTAGCTAAGAAGTTTCCACAATACGCTGTTCCAATCTTTGGATGTCAGCTTGCACATGACGGTGCTAATCATCCAAAGAAGATGACAGGTATTAAACAGATTGAAGTAAAGCTGGACGGTGTACGAGTATTAGCAGTATGTCGCTCAGGCAAGGTAGAATTGTTTAGTCGTAACGGAAAACAGTTCCATAACTTTCCACACATTATTGAAGAGATTGAAGCAGTACTAGCAGCAAAGCCTGCACCATATGACTGTGTACTAGACGGCGAAGTAATGAGTGCAGACTTTCAAGATCTTATGAAGCAACTGCAACGTAAAGATGGCAAGAAAGCAACTGATGCAGTATTACACTTGTTTGACTTTATTCCTTTAGATAGCTTCCTAGAAGGTACATGGGACAAAACGCAAACTAATCGCAGTAACTATGTCAAGTACTGGGTAATGGAGAACACAAGCATGTTAGAACATGTTGTGGCATGTGAATGGGAAGACGTTAACCTAGACACTCCAGAAGGCGAAGCTCGTTTTAAAGAAATTAATGCTGCTGCTGTTGCAGGCGGATACGAAGGTGTAATGATCAAAGACGTAGATGCGCCGTATAACTGCAAACGCAGTCATGCTTGGCTTAAAGCAAAACCGTTTATTGAAGTGACATTGGAGGTTGTAGATGTTGAAGAAGGTACTGGCAGGAATGAAGGCAGACTTGGTGCTATTGTCTGCGAAGGCATCGACGATGGAAAAGACATTCGCGTTAATGTCGGTAGTGGCTTCACTGATGTTCATAGGGATGACTACTGGAATAGTCGTGATGCTCTTATTGGCCATCTTGTAGAAGTACGTGC